TAAACAGTTAATAAAAATGAAGCAGACTGAGAACATAATCTACGGTGTCCTTATTTCCATAATTGTCGTACTCATCCTTATGAAACTGATGAAGAAGGACAAGTACCTTAGCCCGTCGACAATTGAAATTTCTCAGGTGAACCCCAAGGGGCCTCAGTCCATCTTCGATCTGCCCTACAAGCTCGATTGTGTCCCAGGGCCGGACCCAACAGCATCAAACTACACAAAGAGCCTGACCCCAGGTGGGTTCTGTGGTGCCGGCGAGTGGGTCGCGAGCCAGGCCAACTATAAGATTACCGGTGGAATTGGTGACAATAAACTCGGAGATTAAAATACCATTAAACAACATAAATGGAAGACATTACTGTTAAAAACATTTTTGTTTCATCACAAAACCGAAATACGACTCTTTACCCATATGGTAATTCGTATACATTGTTTTTGAACAACACCATTAAACAGATTAAAAGGGTTGAATTGGTGAACGCCTCTGTTCCCAATACTTTATATAATATTACCAATGGTTCAAATATTATATCAATTGGCAACGTGAGTGCAGTCAATGGTCTGCTAACTTTTTCAATCCCAAACGGGTTTTACAGCGCACCTGGTCTCGCAACTGAACTTGTGTACGCAGCTGGAAATGCCACAGGAGTCTCTGTTCAGTACGTATCAAATGAAGGGATAATGCTTTTCACAAATACATCGGTTTTTAATATGATTATAAACACAGCCGAGTTGGCCCCTCTTTTGGGTTTCCCGGTTTCGGCCGTTGGACAGGTTCTCAGTTCCCAGTTTGTTTCGAGTTCACCCGGTTCTCAGGTGTATCCTCTGTACAGTGATAATACACAGTACCGTGGTCAAAACTGGATAAAGTCTCCGAATGTTGTCACTCTTGTTCCAACAGATGGTATTTTCCTCGATATTCAAGAACTTCGAAACTTTAATAACGAGGATGCACAAGCGATGACTGCACAGACTAACAGTAATTTTCAAACATACTCTGGTTCCAATATAAGTAGGACATTTGGAATGATTCCACTTGATGTGAGCAGCGGAAGCATAAAAAGGTTCAAGAAGAATACAGATTATGATTTGAATGTAGAGTTTCCTTACCCCATTCAAAAGTTGGATCGTTTGACGATACAGTGGACGGATGTGAATGGCAATGTCGTTTCATTTAATGGTCTCGATGACAATTCATTTCTTTTGCGTTTCCACATAATAAACTTGAAATAAAAAATCTACACACAATATAAATGTCTGGTGGTATAACTCAGCTTGTAGCCATTGGAGCACAGGACGCTCATCTTGTGGGTAACCCAGAAGTTTCATTTTTCAGATCATCGTACAAGAGACACACCAACTTTGCCCAAACGGTCGAACGTCAGGTTATCCAGGGAAATGTGAGCAATAACGGAATGTCGAGCATTCGTGTTGAACGCAAGGGTGATCTTGTCAACTACATGTTCTTGACACTTTCTAATGTCAGCGCGGGGGTCACTCGGGCAGTTACTCCAAGCTGGGCCGGTGCTAGTGTCACGTGGTCGAACCTCATCTCCTCTGTTCAGCTTCTTATTGGTGGTCAGATTATTGATGAGCAGTATGTCAACTTTTCATCCAATATCGCCCCCAACTTGTTTGCCCAAAACTTGTCCAAGTCGAGCAGTTCAAGTGGTGTCGTGAACCCTGCCAACGATCTCATTTATCCATTCCGATTCTTCTTCTGTGAAAACTGGCAATCCTCTCTGCCACTCGTCGCACTTCAGTATCACGACGTGGAAATCAGAATCTACTGGGGCCCGCAGGCGGCAAGCTTTGGGTTCATCTGGAACTCGTATGCAAACTTTACGTATCTAGATAATGATGAACGAATGGAGTTTGCCAACAAGCCTCAGAACATGCTCATTTACCAGACGCAGCGTGTCATTGCCTCGCAGAACAAGACTCAGGATATGGCTTTCAATCAGCCAGTCAAGTACCTCTGCGCATACGCAGTGAATACTGGCGTCGGTGCAACTTCAAACCTTTCGAACACGGCGCTGTTTTCCAACATAAATAATATCAAGCTTCAACTTAATGGAACTGATATCGCTGATTATAAGCTCGCCTCGCCGCATTTTACCACTGTGCCGGCTTATTACCACACTTCCTTTTCTAATGATACGGACTCTTCTCTGTTCGTTTTCCCATTTTGCCTCGATACATGCAAATTACAACCAACTGGCGAGCTCAACTTCAGCAGACTCGATTCCGCACGAATCATCAGTCAGCAAAACATCATTATAAATGATATTTATGCAGTCAATTACAACATTCTCCGAATCCAGAATGGTATGGGAGGTTTGATGTACGCCAACTAATTTCGCGCAGTAATTCAAATGGTGAAACTTATGCACTTGGCTATCATTGCTATTATTATATTTGTTCTCACATACGACCCAAAATCCGGGACACTCGATAAGATAATAAAAGATCCTGGGCAGAATCCTAATAAAAAGTGTTGCAGCGATCCAAACTGTGTTGCAAAGAACCCCGGGCAATGCAAGAATGTTCGCTACGAGTCTATCCAATTCGCCGGCGACGTTCCGGCTGGATTCACAACTTCAGATGCAACATCTTGGGGAGGTGCGATATTAGGTCCCTAAAAATATACAAGGTACTTGTAAATGTTACCGTTTGATAACAACATGATGCTTATGATAGCCATTGCTCTCGTGATCGCGGCCGTAGCCTATATGTACCGTGATCTCGAGAAGACAAAAACAGAGCTCAATTCTATAAAGTCGTTTTTCCGTCAGGCACCCACCCAGGCTCCTCCTGTTCGGTCAGCACCAAAAGCACCCGTTTCTGAGACCGAGGTTGAGGATCAAGAAGATACGACGAAAGAGTCGGAATAAAATCGCAGGTGATAGTAGCTAGAAAGCAATGAAGAAGGAAGAAATTCATAAAGCCATTGCTGTACCAGTTACGTTTGTCGACGAAAAACCAAAATTCTTAACAGTGAGAGACCGGCGCCACAAAGAGTGGATATTTGTGACTGGTGGATGTCGCAAAAGAGAAGTCTCTGACCCGATCCACTGTGCACTCCGAGAACTCGAAGAGGAGACGAGAGGCGTTCTCCGACTCAAAAGCGGCATCTACACAAACTTTAAATTTGAAACAACCGAAAGACCACCCGAAGATCTCGAAGCCGATAGAAAAGCAGGTATTCACGTGACCCTCGTGTATCACGTGTATATATTTTTCACAAAGATAAACTCGGTTGAACAACAACAAATGGTTCAAAAGTTTAACGAAGAAAAGGACAAGCTCGAGGAGAAGAAGAGACAAAAACTCCCGTACCGCCGAACATATGATGAAAACGATTACATGTGTTTTGATACACTCGAGTCCTTCAAGAAGAAGAAACGCTGGGATCTCATTGTGAATAAAATTATAAATAATCCAGACTTTTATGATGCTCTCAACTCGTTAAATAGAAAAACTTTTTATATGAGGTCATAACAAATGAGTGGATCCAAGAAACTTGTTATCAGAGAACTCTTAGAAGCTGGATATGAAGAAGATCCAGAGGCGCCTCTTTCAAAACTTGGGTTTACAAAACTGCTCCAAATTCGAAAGGAGCACGCCATCAAGCAACTGGCCGAAGCGACTGGGGAGGAGCCAACAGATGAGATAAAGGCGCTTCCAAAGGTTGACATTCAAAAAAAGATTGACGATAACACAGTGCACGTGACACCTTCACTCGTCGGTCTCTTTTCAGGGTTTTAAAAAAAAGAAGCCCTAACAAGTTAAGTATGTTTAGACAATGGTGCACCCAACAGGGTTTTGCAAATTCCAGCAATCTATCACACGTATTAATGGATGGGGGTGTTCTCTCAGTACCATTTGATAGATTGGATGAATTTTATACAAAGTATGTTGAAGCCGTGAACAGCGGTGATAAGATATTCGTGGTTGAACAAAAGACGGAAACGTTCAACTTTTTCGTGGACATTGACTACAAGGCGAGTGCGGCGCTTTCTGTTGATAGGATAGAACATCTCTCAAGAACTATTTGTGATCGAGTTGCGAGTCTAGGTGGAAAGAGTTGTCTCGTGAGTGTTGCGAAACCCAAAAAGGTGGCGAATAACAAGATTAAAACTGGTGTTCATCTCAACTGGGAAGGGTACACAGTTGACCAAAAGGCGGCCGTTGCACTTCGAGGGCATCTCTTAAACTTTTTGAAAATTGAAGATCCCAATGAAAACTGGGAAGAAATTGTGGACAAGTCGGTGTATGGAAATCCAGAAACTGGTACAAAAGGTTCTGGATTTCGTCTTCCCTGGTCTCATAAGAAGGGTAAACACAATGAATGCGGTGGAAAGGGTTGTGCTGTCTGTGAAAATACAGGTAAACTGACCGAGGGTTGTTATCTTCCAGTTTTTAGGTACCTCCATGGGACTCCGTTTAGTATGTTGATGCGTGTTTCTCCGGAACCAACCATCGAACTCTTGAAGGCTGCAACTGTTCGAACAACCGAGACTGTTGCGGCTACCGTACCTGAACCAGCGTCGTCTGTTGTATCGACTCTAAAAAAAGTACCAGAGGGTAAGTTTACTCGGGCTCAGTCTAAGAATGAGATTGATGATCAAGAAATTCAAACTCGACTTGAAGCATTTATCCGAATGTACCTCGATGGTCAAGGTTCTATGAGAATCAATAAAATATTCAAACACGACTCTGCGTACCTTATTGGAACAAACTCCAGTTACTGTGAAAACTTGGGACGTTCACACAACTCGAATCACGTTTGGTTTGTGGCCAACGAAACCTGTGTGTACCAGAGGTGTTTCTGTACGTGTGAAACACTTCAGGGTCGAAGAAACGGATTCTGCAAGGACTTTTCAGGAAGAAAGCACATGTTACCGCCAACTATTGCGAATCTTTTATTCCCAAATAAAAAAGCTGATAAAATTAAGGCGGCAATAAGACCAAATGTTCCTATTGTTCGTGATACTATTAATAGTAGCAGCCGTATACTTTTACCCTCAGCTCGTTAAAACAAAATCACTTGACGAATACAAGTCACAAGCTAAAAGATACTCTGGTGTTTCGCCAGAAAAGTACTCGGAGTTTATCAACAACCTCGAACTTTCTGAACAAATGGTGTATTCAGTGACACAATCAACCAAGTATCTTTATAAAGCTCTCGACGCACTCCAAGATATACCTCTTTATTCAGTTGGTGGAAGTTCTGGCCTCATCTCAGACATTCACGAACTCGCCAGTTCGATTGGTGACGCTATGGAGAGAAACATAGCTCAGACGGCGATAAGTCAAGGAGTTCGGTTTGTTCCTCGATATATGAAAGACACTCAAGATGTGGAGATTGAAGTTAAAAAGGTGGCGATCCCAACAGCGGGACCTTGGTATCAGAATTCAGAGACCGGATACGCAACTCAATCTTCAGAAGCCGGATGGGTCAACATAGAAGGAAACCCGTTATTGAGTGACGAAGTTTCCGCCTCAGCCGCTCAACAAAATGAAAAAGGATTTCAGGTGTACACGGCTTCAACGGGACCGTGGTCTTCACCTCTTGACCCAATTACGAAGCCGATTTCAAACAAGACAAAGTGGACACAATACTTACCAAAACCGTTTATTAACACGATGTATGATATTAGCAGGGTATTACTGCCGCAAAGTGCTTAAAAGAAACCCTTAAATACATATAAAGAATGTCAGCGACAACCTACACGACACGATCTGGTAGAACTGTTAAAAAGCCTGAATTGTACACACCCCAAGAGATTCCAGAGGACGACTTTAAGCCGGATGAGTACGATGATGACGATGAAGACGATGACGATGTCGACATCGAAGATGAGGAAGATGAGGAGGAGGACGAGGATGAAGATGCAGATGAAAAGGGCAACTTGAAGGGGTTTGTTGTCGAGGATTCAGAGGACGACGACGGCGACGAGGAAGAGTGCGACTAGATTTTAAAAAGGAAATGTGAACGAATTATAAATGGAGAGTGATCGCATTGATGATTCCATTTATAATCAGCAGCCGGATATGCCGTCGTATCCCAATGACTTTCAGCCCCCAAGACAGTTTTATCAAGAGCCAATGATGACGGCTCCTCCCCCAGCTGCCAAAAAGCCATCAATATTTGACGAGATTGATAAGAATGTATGGATTATGATTTTTATAGCATTCATACTCGGGTTCTTCATGGGAAAAACAATGCAACCGGTTATTCTGCGACAGTAGACATGTCGAGTTTGGTTTCCCAGTTGTACGCATAAAAGTTTCCAATTGGCCCAAGCTCAGCCTCATTAAAGAATGAATGCGTGACTGTGTTTGGCTCAATCCACATATCATTAAACATATCACCTGGTGTCGCACGACGATCCGGCCTTGTTCTATAAAGGTTTTTGGCTATATAGAACACAGCTGCAACGACTAAAAGTGTAAAAATATTCAAAGCGACGGAAAGAAATCCCATCTTCTACAAAGTACAAATATTTTAGTTGGTAAGTTCATCAATCTTCGCCTTGGCTGCGGCAGCCTCGGCTTCATCCTCCAGTCGCCTCTTCTCGGCGCGATCGGCAATCTCCTTCGCCACGATTGCATCAGCCTCCTTGACGAGTTCCTCAATTGGCGCATCCGGCTTCTCGTCTTGGAGTCGAGCAAGCACATCAGCCGGGTGACTGATGGGAGGCTCGTCGGGCTTGGTGTAGTACTTGGAGTTCTCATCACCGGGCTTGATGTAGGGCATATCACCTGGGCCAGTGCGAATCGCCATCATATCACGCTTGCGCTCCTCGAACATACGAGCAGCCTGGGCCTGATTCTCGCGGTACTTGGTCATAATCTCCTCAAGCTTCTCGTTCGTGTAGTGCGCATCCTCAATAGTCGCAGGGTCGGGGGGAATCATCAGCCACTTGAACATATCAACAACATAAATGTCGAAAGTGGGATCCTCGCGCTGCAGACGCTTGGCGTGATTGGCAGCCTCATCTCGCGTCCCAAAGGCACCTCGAATCTTGATGCCAAACTTGTCGGTTTTCTGAGGGCACTCCGGTCCAACAATCGAGAGGCACGCAAAAACCTGGCCAGGTACAGTCGTGTAATCTTGTTCGAGATAACCGGAAGACATTTTATATACAAGGAGATTTGTCTTTAACTTATTTACCGCGACCTAAAAGTATTTCTTGTAATTGCTTTACATCGTGTTGCACAGTGGTCACCTTGATATCAATATCATGTAAGATATCAAGACTTCCACGCTGTTCTTTTTCA